GTGGTAGTCCATCCACATTTCCAAACGATACCAGAAGTATTAATGTTAATACGCTCTATTTCGATTGGATTGTCGTTATTGCTATTAAAATAATTGCACCAATGCCAGATAGCTTCTGTTTCTGATTCCGATGCAATAAGAAGACTAAATGATGTAACTGAATCTTTAACTAAGTACAAATTCATAATAGTTGTAAAAATATTTTAATCAATTTGATTTATTAGAGACTCTTGATAAAGTCTTTCGCGTTCTATCCAGAAACGAGCAGAAGGTGCGCCTAGAGCTAATTCTATTTTATAAGCAGTACGAACAGTAATTTCTGCTTTACCTTTTATGAGTTGATTAATAGTCTTTTTCGGCAACCCCATGCGACTAGCAAATTCAGTTCTAGTTATTTTTCTTTCTTTTAGGATGTCACTAAGGGTTTCTCCCGGTGGAGAAACCCAATCTGGTGTGTATGTGTTCTCGGTAGTATTAGTCATAGATTTTCGTTAAACTACATATTTTACCATATTCTAGGCGGAATTAGACATTTTTGAACACCCCATAAAGCGCATTGTTCTTTTTCGTCGTCGTCAATCATGTCTTTGGCTATATCCCATCCCGTATGCTGATAGAAAAAGAACATAAACTTAGGTTGAGTCGAAATATTAAATTTTTTTAAAATTGCCGTCGTATAACCATTTACTATTTCAGTTTTTAGTAAAAGTTTTTTAGCAATTTCTTTGTTATCAAACCCACAAAGAAAATAAAAACAGACCTTTTTCTCTAGAAGAGATAATTGATACCAGCAAAGCCAAAAATGATGGCTTGGAGACATACATTCTTCAATTTCTTCTTCCATTGTTTTACTCCTCATTGATTACAAAAAAATCGTGAACAAAATAATTGACAACCTTGACCGCTTCCTTGACTCTTGGAATAAAGTCAATATCTAAGGTAATAAATATAAAAGGGTCTTCTGTTTTTTTTGTGTTTTCCAGCTTATGGTAGCAGGATGTATCTAATAATAAAATATCTCCCGATTTTACCATTAGTCTTTGAGTGTCTTTCCTGCAAACTAACAGATTATCTATCCGCTTATTAATACTGCTAAAGTAATCTGTTTTTAGAAGGTTCCCTAAAGTATTATTATCTATTGTAGAAGCGTAAAGTTCATAATTGTCGCTTTGAACAACTAAAATAATTGAATATTTTTTATCTTCATCAATGTCGTCAGTGTGCCATTCTACCCCTAACGTCCACAATAGAGAATAAGGATCAAACAACTCTAAAGGACTGTTAACCCAATTGTGTTTTGCTCTTGCAGAAAAGGTAGTAAAACTGCAAATCAATTCTACTATCTTGTTTAGCTTGTCTAAATTGTAGTATTTGCCTAATTTATGTAAAGGTTTCATTTTTTATTTGGTTGATGGTTATTGACTGACAACTAATAACTGATCGAAACTAAGTAAATAATCTTGATGCAATACTAAGTAAATATATCCATTCTTCTTCAAGCATTAACATCATTCCAGAAGGATCGGGATTAGTAAGTAAGCAAAAGCTTACTTCGTCTATGGGATTACCATCGTAGAATAACTCAATATCAGTATTTGGGAATACTGTCATAAAGCCAAACTTAAAGTCGGCATTTTGGCGATTTTCGCAGGTTAGTGTAGCAGAATGATCTGAATGTATTTTTAGTTTCCAGTCAATAATTAAAGGAAAATCTTCTTTGCAATGTTCTTCCTTTACCCATTTAGCAATTTCGTCGATTATCCATTTTTGATCCTTTTGAATAAAATAATGAACTCCTTCTGAGTATTTAAAAGGATAAATTAACTTTGTTTTGTACCAGTTTAACTTGAACTCTTGCGGGGCTGAGTTAATCTTAGGGAATTGTCCTATATCCATCATTGTCATTGTTTTACTCCTTTGTTTGTTGATGATTGTTGACTAATAACTTACAAATAGATAACTTTTCCTTCAAGTAATTCATTTAAACGGGTTTTAGCCAATTCTTCATCTAATCCTAAATATGCGCTTTCATCGCTTAAAAATATTCCTAGTTGTCCTGATTCTCTCAATTTTAGTTGAACACCATATTTTACGGACTGACGCAAAACTTTAATTATTTTACCATGAACTATTATATGAGCAGTATCTTGCATTTGTCATTACAATTTTAATGCTTTCAATTTGCTTACTGATAACTGATGACTGAAACTAATACTCGGAGGATAGCAATAAAACATCGTCACACAACCAAAGCATGACCTCTGAAAAAGGAAAATCAGTAAATGGGATCTGCTGAGTTATGACAGATTCATTGCCTTGTTCGCAGGTAAGGACTGCGGATTTATCAGAGTTAACTATTAACATCCAGAACTGAATCTGGCTTAAATCAAGTTTTTTTTGCCATGACGCAATTGCGTCGAGTATCCAATAACCTCCTCCATTTTCTGCTAAATACTTGATACCGTCAGTGTACTTAAATGGGTAATTTTTATTACTGTAGCAATTTTCCGTGCCATGAAAATTACTAAGATTTTCTAGTTTGTTCATGATTTTTACTCCTAAATAATGGTTACTGATAACTGATAACCTTAATCTTTTATGCGCCAATCTGCATTTGCTACAGCATCATCTTATTAGGTTTCACTTCGTTGAGTACTGATTGGACAACCTACCTCTTTATCTGTTTTACACACAAATATCCTCTATTTCCGTCGTTCTGACGGAAATTCAATTCGGTAAATGTTCCACACCTCCAAGATGGAAGCAATAGTACTTTTGGGTTTTCGTGTCCTTGTGATGCAAGGTAGTGATTAGCTTTGTGGAGTGTTTGACCTACTCCAAACACTACCATTCCGATTAAGATAGCAATCAAAAGATACGATACGTTCTCTAGCCTTGCAATTGTTCCTAGTATTTTTCTGGATTCCTCGTTCATGTTCATGTTCATGTTCAAATATATCGGTTTGTAGAGAGAGGAATTGCACCTCCCATTTTAGGATAGCCGTAACTCCTTCTATCCTCATCAGTGCCTAGAATTGAGCCGCTAGGCATACGGGAAAGGTTCCCGTTTCGGATCGGCTAGGGCTTTTGTAAAAACAAACAGCCTAGAACGTTCGAGGGATTAGACTCATCCCGGACGATTGCACCAGGGGCAAGGCAGTCCGTCCGTCCTTGCCTACTAGCGGCCGCCGCCACTAATCCTGAGACAATATAGTACACCTCCTCCTGATACTTAGGGAGTCCCTCGATCTCCCCGTAGATAACGGTTTCTACTGGGATACCGTCAATGGGTTCTGCGGGTTCGTTGGACATTTTGACCCGCGGGAGAATCCCGGATGCTGGGATTTCCTTGAGAACCACAATCGCCTCTTTGTTTCCCAGAAACTGTTTTTTTTCATCTTGGGTGATGCCAGCTTTGTTTAATATGGTGATGTTGTGGGGGGTAGCGTTGATAATAGTCATGGTTTTACTCCTAATAGGTGGCTGTTTACTGATAACTGACAACCGATAACTAATATTTAGTCAGGAATATCATGCTCATTGCCGTACCCAGTCCAAACTTGACCATTGATCTGCTCATCAATCCATTTTTTTAGTCCTGGCGATAATTCAAGTGTTGTAATGACTGAATATGATGCAATTGGATCGTCGAATATTACAATATATTGTTTAGTGTTTTCAATTTGCGGACAAGGTAATAAATTCTCGTAAGTATCTAAAACACATAGTATGTATTTCGTACTGACAATAACAGCAATTTTGTCGCCTGACCTCGGAGAAAAACCTTCAATGCGAATACCCTTCATTTTTTTTTTGACTCCTAAATAATTGTTAGCTGACAACTGATAACTGGTATATTAAAACTCTTGCCATGTCATCGGGTCGGTCATTGGTTCGCTGTACCGACTTAAATCCGACGGCTCAGTATCATCATAAATAAAATCGTCTGTAGGTTCGTTACTAGGAATCTCATAGTAGCGTCCGCCACAAGCCACGAATCCCATCGTAGGGGAAATAACAAAAGATTTTTTGACGGGTTGAAATTTAATCTCAGGTAATTCGCAGTTGGGGAGTTTTCCGTCAGGACTGAAACCACGGCTTAACTTGCCATTAAAGGTATCGAAAAACCATTCTTTACCAGTTTGCTGACAAATAACTCGGAGAGTGGTAATCTGTCCTTCTCCCCACACTTTAAGAGAAACCTGGTGCTTTTGACCTCTGGCAATCATAGTGAAATTGCCAGACATAACGGGGACGCAATTAGATTTGACAGAAACAGGATTGGATGTTAACATGGCTTTTGACCTGATAAGGGTTGACAGAAAGGCGATCACACTAATTTGGAGTTGGGAGTGGTCGTCTTTCTCTATATCTGTATAGTAGCATCATGTTAATAGTATGTCAAGTATTATTCTAAAAAAAGTTATACTAAATATATTAAGTGTAAAACAATACAATGGTACTAAAAAACAGGGTCAAACAGTTCACGAAAAATAGAGGGATCACGGTTTACCGATTTATCAAGGATACGGGTATCGCACCCAATACGGGTTATAAATTGGCAAGAGATGCCGATCACTTACCATCTATCACTGTCTTAGAAACAATCTGTGATAGGTACGAGATACAGCCTAACGAAATTGTCTATTGGATTGATTGAAAAGCTAGAATTAAGGAAAATGTAGGCTAGGACAAATGAAGCAAATTACAGCAATATTTGATACTTATCTGAAAAAAACTCCAGAGCAAGTGTCTGATTTGAAAGAAGATCAGTTAATTTTTGTAGAAAAAAATCGAAATTATCCTGTAGATAAAGTTTTATCTGAATATGGATTGCACATTCAAGTAAAACTTAGCTACAGCGCAGGTGATTGGTGGATATTCAAGCCGCATTGGGATTTATCTGATTTACCTAATACCTTACCCGTGACAGCCGTTTTTAAGTTTCCTGTAAGTCGATCTCCTAAGTTGATTGAAGGAATTTTGCAATTTTATCGAGGAAATGATAAAGCAATTGAAGTAGTGGCTACCAGTGGCGCAATTGGGTATCAATACCGAGGTGCCGAAAAAATTGTAGGCAAGGGACAAATACCAGAAGGAAATCATTGGCAAATCAATACTAAGGGGTATTGGTTAAATACAAAAGGTGTTGAGGGGATGTTTTTTCATATTACGCCTGATCCTTACAAAGGATCAGGGTTTTCTCGATCAGAACTTGGATTACATCGAGACGCTAATGTACCTGGAAGCGCGGGCTGTATTGTAGTTAGAAACAGTCAAATCTTTAATAACCAAATAGTTGGTTATCTGACTGGTCTAAGCCAGGAACAAAAAACAGTAAACTTATCAGTACAATACACTTGACATTTTGTTTTTTGATATGTTAGCTTATAAAAGCGGGGTGAGTGAAATGGTTTACACATAGGCCTCATAAGCCTAAAACACTAGGTTCGACTCCTAGACCCCACATTAATTAAGTAAAATCCCAATTAAGAGAATTATCAAATCCTTGAATATCAGCAAGGGATTTTTCTCCTGATTGAGTAAGTCGATAGTATCTTTTTCTAGCACCGGCTCTATCGTTAGATCGCTCGGTTCCCCATCGAGATTTAATGAGTCCTTTTTCCTCTAATTTCTGAAATACAGGGTAAAACGAGCCAATATCAAGACTTCTACCTTTAGTATTGGCTATAGATTCAACTATCTGTAATCCCGACAATTCTTTATTGTAAAGAGTCTGCAAAACAAGGATTTCTTTGTTTGTCATTGCTTTAAAGTTTTCTAATCGGTCTTTTTCTGGGTGATTGTCGATCTTGAATTAAATCTTGGGTTTCCTCAAGGAAAGACTCTAGCTGATCATCAGGGATTTCTCTGATCTCTCTGGTTTTCAGTAAAACAATAACCCTAGATTGTGGTGGTTTGACGACATTCGACTTGAAATCAGGAGGAATACCCGGTAATCGGTCAATTTTTGCTGAATACCCACCACACCCGTCAAATTTGTCAGACATATTTTAAATACGGTATAATATTGGTATGCCCCCGCGTTAACGGGGGACTCATCACAATTACTACTACAGAGTAAATCATGACTAATTCTAGTTTACAGCGTTTTGATCACGATGGTATTGAATTAATTATTAATACCGAGACCGGTGAGAGCTTTGCCTCAATTAGTGGATATGCCCGGATGTCAGGGAAAATACCTTCGACTATTTCTCGCCGTTTGACTATGAGTGGTTTGCGTGAAAAGGGTCTTGAACAGGCTCAAATCGAGACAGCAGGCGGGTTACAAGGTGTTGCATTAATCCCAGAAAATTTAATCTGCCAGTGGCTAATTAAAGACAATCACGAACTAGCCCTAAAAGTAATGCAGTTGGGCGTTCGCTTATTCCTTCACACCTTAGCCGGTTTTCAGGTCAAAAGTGAGGCAATTGAGGCTAACAAGCGACTTGGCTCTCAAGTTGCTGAATTGCCTGCCAAAATCGACGAATTGGATTATCGAGAAGTTGACTATATCGATGAAATCCTCGGCTTAAAAGACCAAATTAAAAAGCTTGAGAGCGAGAACTCTACTCTAGAGGAACAAATCGAGTTAATGGGGGGATATTAGGGGAAAATCAGTAAACAAGGTTGGTTACTGCTAAAATAAAAAACAGAAATTGACACCATAACTGGTACATAACTGATAAAGCTAACTCCTGTAGAGACTACAGGGGTTTTTTGTTTGTTGGTTTGTAATTAGATTGTAGATAAGGATATTAACAATGGAAGTCTTGATATATATAGGCTCTAGACTTTGTTGATGTTGTTAGCCTTATTCCCGTGTCAGGATTTTTTATGTTTTTATTGCTGACCTCGATTAATTAGATTGTTAGTTTGTAAATAGATTGTAAATAAGGGTATTTACAAAGATAGAAAAGATGAAAGTGTTGATATATATAGCTTTCATCCTTTTTTTACTTCTTTGTAGATATTGTTAATAATTACCCCGTGTGTATTTTTTTTGTTTTACTGTTGAGCCTGTTTCTTTTTATTGCTGACCTTGTTTGGTTTCTTTATTTTTTTCTCTCTATAGAGCATCAACAATATCTACAAAGCCTAAAACCTAGTCGGGGTAAGGATTTTGATTGTAGATAACCTTATCTACAATCAAATACAAAAAGAACAGATTAGCGATGAACCACTTCTCACCTCTAAAATCCTCTAGTTAGCCCAAAATACAGCTTTTTGTCAATGGAGCCAGTTTTGCGTTTAATCACTTTTATTGCTGACTTTGCTATACATCTTCTTTATCTTTTTTCTCTCTATAGAGCATCAACATTATCAACAAAGCCTAGAACCTATACCCTGTAAAGGTTTTGATTGTAGATAACCTTATCTACAATCAAATTACAAAAGAACAATCGCTCCGTAGTATCTGTAGTATATATAGTACAAATAAATAAAAAAAATACCGCCCTACGAGAGAGCGGCTACCCATATCAATCTTTTAAAAAAATTCTCTCACAGTCTTAATAGAATTGTCAAGACAAAAAATAACCGCACTCTTGGGTGGTATAAAAGAGCGCAGTAGTATAAGGTATAAATATGATTACTTTTTATTATATCTCAAAAAAGAAAATTCAAGATATAATACAAGAAACAGTACGCACCTCATCGATGGCTCAAAAAGTCCTTACTGGTAACTATTTTCTTAAAGGGCAATCGTATCCTACGATTGCCAGTGAAATTGTTATTGAGATTAAAAAGGGTTCGACTTGGGATGAGGAGTTTTTTATTCAGGGAGATTTTACTACATGGAACATTAATTTTTATGTAGCAAAGCAATTTGGAGAAGATCGCATGGCAGTCGGTCGGATCGATGGGTTGCAATTTGGCAATTTTATTTTACCTGCTTATGAAGAGGGAGAAGACCCAATTGAATATCAAAATTATACTTATTTTCATTTAATTATCGATAGCAATATCACTGCTGAGATGGACGTTACTCCTGTCTCTTTTAAGGAAATCGGACAGCCAAAAGTGGGAAGAGATTACTGGCAAGCTGACTTAGAGGCATCTAAAACTATTGCTAATCGGCTCGTTGTTGAACCTTTAGGACTAGATTTAATTCCCGTAGTCGTTAGGGGGGAAGTTTGATGCCAATTGAAATAACTGGAAGTTCTAGGCAAGTAATTGTTTCGGCTACTCTTGGAGGTGCTGGATGGTCGCCTGTTTTGTCCCTAGTTACTGATGGTAATCGCCGGGTTTTTCAGGTAGTTAATTGGGTAGGAGGTTCAGGTACTCCTCCAGCAACGGGTGGGTATATTGGAATATCTGGATTAGTTTCTTCAATTAGCTCTGCTGTTGATGTTCGGGGTTCTCCTGGACTACCGGGAGAGGGAAGTGCTTTTTACAAGCATACTCAATCGCCTGCGTCTGCAACCTGGACAATTATTCATAATTTAGGCTTTGAGCCACAGACTCAAGTTTTTAGTTCAGGAGGAGTAAAAATAGAAGCTTTTGTACAAAACCTTTCTTTAAATACTACTCAAATTATTTTTAGTAGTCCCTTTAGTGGTTATGCAATTTTATCGAGGTAATTATGACTTTTATTGAATTTTGGTCTGACACTGAATTTAAAGGAAAAATTCGGGCTTCTGTTGCCCCAGAAAATCCTAACGATTTGGTCAATTTTGGTACTTTAAATGCTCTTCTGGAAGGGTTTGATTACAAGGACGCAGTATTTGCTTCTGCCCCATCAAATATCAATTTAAATGCTCCTGGCTCGACAATTGGTGGGGTAACTATGAGTTTAGCCAATTCTCGCTTTATTGCAGCAAATCAAACTAATAACACAGAGAACGGACTTTATAATTGGAACGGAGCTTCTGTTGCAGCTACCCGCACTGCTGACGCTAGTACAGGAGCCGAACTCAGAAACGCGATTGTAACTGTTGCCTCTGGTAGTGGGAATAACGATGAGGGCGTGACTTACAGGCAGATTACTCAATCCGTGACTTTGGGAACTTCTCCTATAATCTGGCAAGTTCATGGGGCCGGAGTTCCTGACGCAAGTGAAACCACATCGGGTAAAGTACAGCGTGCTACTTTAGCCGAACTAGAAGCGGGAACAGACACAGCCAAATATGTCACCCCTTCCTTGCTTGCCAGTTGGTCCGGAAGACGGCGATCAGTAACTACTAATCCTTTTGGAGATGGCACTAATACAGTGTTTGTGATCACACATACCCTGACTGATACTAATCCCAGCGTAGAAGTAATTCGCAATAGCGGTAATAGAGATACTGTAGGAGTTTTTACGGAACGATTGAGTAATACTTCAATCCGTCTAACTTTTGCCTCTACAGCAGTACCTCCTGTGAATGGATTTGTAGCCAAATTACTAGCTTAGTATTGTGAAAGAATTTCTTGGGCCTACTGATACTTTAGATTCGATTACTACAGCCCGATGGGTTGCTAGTCGGTTGCGAGATGAAAAAGTAACTATTAGGAACATTTCTGCTACAGAGCAGATTCCTGTTACTTCTTTTCTAAGAGAAATTACTCTTTTAGAAGTGCGAAATTTACGCACAACCGTAGGAAGTGCTACAATAACTTTTAGCTTTGGTAGTGGTGTTTCTTTTGGGGCAATACCAGGACTATCTAATCTATCTCTTACTACCGCCCGGGCTGATTTTACAGTATCTGGACAAGGACAAATTATTACTACTGCTCAAGAAATTCGATTCGATATTACCAGCGTTACTGGTGGACCATTGAGTATCCCTTTTTTGTTAATTTTCCGCGAAACAGCATCGCTAACTTAAATGCCTAATAGTTTAACTGCTCAAAGCTTATTTTTAAATAGTCCCGAATATATTGAAAGATACCAAATTGCATTAACAAATGTTTCTGGGGCTTTCAATGAAATGTCAACTAATTCAGCTTTTTTTGATAGTGAAATCAAGCCTAATTTAATCGATGATGAATCTGTCCGATTTTATGTTTACAAAAGGATTCTATCAGAAATGATTGTTTTTGATCCCTATGTCAAGCTGAATGTAGCTAAATTGGGAATGACGGCAGCAGTGTTTGGGGAAGCTCCAAGACTTGCGCTTTCTATTAATATTGGAGATAAATTAAATCCGATTTCTGAATCGGATATTTTGCAGGCAGTGACAGAACAATTCAACGACGAGAATCTGTTGGCTCAATTGCTAAATCAAAATATTCTCAAAGTGTCTGCGGTTTTTAATAATTAGTTCTTGTAGGAGTTTTGTTATGTTTGAATCTAAAAAATCACAAAAATCGCAATTGTGGACACCAGTAGAACTAAAATCTAAAAGACTTTATCTCTGGTTTGACGCTACTGATAATACTACTTTTGGTTGCGATAAAAATAATAGTATTTTTATCTTAAAAGGTGGAAGTAATCAGCATTTTCTACAAAAAGTATTTGCTTTCTTTAGAAAAGCAGTAATTAACTTGATAGCGATTTTTAAAGGTCTGTAATTTTAATTAATGCTAATAATTAATGCCAGTCCCCCATTATGGACACCTACTAATCTTGGTATTAAATTATTGGGTTGGTGGGATGCCTCTCTTAGTGGAACTATTACTCTCGTCGATAATGCTGTATCACGATGGAATGATTTGAGCGGACAAAACAATCATTTGATTCAACCAACAGCAGGAAAACGACCTATTAATGACACTTTTGCAGGACGACCTTGTGTTGCTCTTGATGGAGTAAATGACTCTTTATTAACAGCTAATGTCTTACCACAAAATATAGCGATTTTTGCCGTTTTTGGATATCCAAATAATAATTCTCAGCCTCCATTTGCTTGGTCAAGAAATGATGGAACTAATTCTAACTGCCAAGAACTTCATTTGTCTTTTAATGGATCAATAAGAGCCATCAACAACGACACGGGTTCGTATGCCGATACGCCGATTGGTACACCCCAATCTTTTTATGATAATTGCATTATCGGCGGAGCTTACGGGGAGAACGGCAACAACGTGACGCGAGCGCACCTAAACGGGAGAGCCGTACAAGCTACGCCCGCTCGCCAAGACAATATTACGTCGGTGCTATGCTTGGGTCAGCGCGATAATAATCTTTTTGCATCCGCTTCTCGCTTTACTGAAATAGCAATTTTTACGAATTGGACAATACCAGATATTCAGAAGATAGAAGGTTATTTCGCACATCGATGGCAGGGGCTTTTACTTTCAAGGTTGATTACAGATCACCCTTTTAAAAATCGTCCACCTCTTGTTTCTGATATTTAAGGTAAAATAAAATCAGAAAATATTTGGAGAATTTAAATTGAATTACAGAAAATACTTAGCTGGAATTAGTATTCCACCAGCAGAATTGATCACATAGCAAGACAAGAGTGGCAATAATAACCACCTTTTAGCACAACCGAAAAAAAGGTGGCATCAACGGCTTTCTGTCTTATCGAGCGATGCTGTTAAATATCATCCCATCCCGTTAAGCCAGAAGACATAACATAACTGGTAACAGTTGCTTCAAAAAAGTTTGACTTAGTGTGACCTTCCCCTTGAGTATCAGAGAATTTCTCTAAATGGGAATAGGGAGATTTTTTGTATTTGTCCTCGGTAAAAATTGGATTTAAGCCGATGGCTTTTAGTCGAATATTGGCAAGGTATTTAGTATAGTGATCTATACTTTCTTCAGTAATGCCCAGTATTTGATTACCGATAATATGGTTGGACCAATTAATTTCTTGATTGACAGCCTCTAAAAATGAACTTGCTATACCTTTTTTAATTGACTCTTTTGGGAATAATTGCAATGCTTCCACAATTAATTTTTGATACAAACGGACGTGACTTAATTCGTCCCGGTTGATCATTTTGAAAACGTCAGCACTACCGGCCATTAGATGTCTAGAAGCTAAATTATAAAAATACTGGAACCCATTATAGAAATACAGTCCTTCTAGAATATAATTAGAACACAGAGAACCAAAATAATTACTCTGTGTTGGGCTGTCAATATATTTTTGATAAGAACTAGCAATAAATTCACAGCGATCCTTGAGAACTTTATCGGTGCGCCATAAATCATAAATTTCAGCCCTTTTGTTTGAGGGAATAATAGTCTCAATCAAATATTGATAACTTTGATTGTGCATAGCCTCTTGAGAAATTTGTTCTGCCATACAAAGGCTGATCTCTGGGGCTGTGACGCAAGATTTTAAGTGAGGAATATTACAGGTTTGTACAGAATCAAGAAAAGTTAGATAAGACAAAATACCATCATAGGCACGCCTTTCGTCAAGGGTTAAATTATTATAGTCAGTTATATCTTGAGTAATATCTATTTTTTGCGGTATCCAAAAATTCTCACGCATCTGTTGATACAAACTTACAGCCCAAGTATAGCGAACATCATTTAATTGCATCAAGTTGGTGGTGTTACCAAACCAGATCGAACGGTTTTCGATTGCATCATCTCCCGACAGATTGAAGATCGGGGAAACGGGCATTTTATTGCTAAGACTGATCAATGACATAGTTTTACTTTACTTTAGTTCCCAGTCTTTACATTGTACACAAGAAATAGAAGGATTTACGCTACATTTTAGATTAAAGTCTTTATGGGTTTCAGGATTATAATATTTACAAGAACTAATCCGATTATATTCATCTGTTAAATAGTATTTGAATTGTTTAACTGTGTAGATTAAATTAGTCTTAAATCTAAAAAACACTCTACACAAGACAACAGCAAAAATTAAAGCAGTATAAAGTAAAAATATACTTAATACAATAGTTGCTAGAAAGTTAATAATTATTATTGCCATAATGATTATTTATTTTTTCGAGTATTGATAAAATAACAGAAAAAATGATATTCATGGTTAATTAGCACAACTAGAACAGCTATCTTTAAAGTTATCCTTCTGAACAGTCCGTACATAATAGACTGCTTTACATTCTGATTCCCACGCTAAAACTAGAGTTTCGTAAATTTCTTTAACTGTTAATACGCGGTTAGGTTCGTCAGGAAAATAAACACCCTGATTAAGGTTAAATAGTAATTCCATAGAAATCCCTGTATCAATCCATTTTTGCATTTCAGCAATCGCTTGAACGACAATCTTTTGATCAAGATTTTGATTCTCTTGATAATACCAAAAAAAATCTTTAATAAAAGGAGGGCAATTAAGGATAGCACCCTTTGAGTTTTTTTCTGTAAATACCCGCTTAAAAACGGGCAAAACACTGGCAGTGCAACCTTGAATTAAGGAAGAAGTAGTGTTGGGAGCTACAGCAGTAATATGGGAATTTCTAATGCCAAATTGTTGAATACTTTTGGCTAATTGATGCCAATTATAGGTATTATCAGAATTTACGTTGAACCATTCTAATGGTTTAGCCCCTAGTAATTTACCCTGACTCCATTCACTGCTGGAAAAAGCTTGATAAGCACCGCGTTCTTTAGCCAATCTCATCGAAGCGTGAGTACAATAATAGCTAATTCTTTCAAATAAATCATTGATAGATTTAAAGTCTTTATAAAATAATTTTTGTTTAGCTAACCAGTCAGCTAATCCCATAACCCCAACTCCAATAGTGCGATAACGGTCATTATGTGTTTTGGCTTCACCAATCGGGGGACAAGTCAAGTCGATTGTATTGTCAAGCACTCTAACAGCAAGATGACACATTTCCGCTAAATTAGTAAAAGTGTCAATGTTGGCTAAATTAAGACTAACTAAATTACAGCAATGGGCTGTTTTACCCGGTGTGACATTAGAGAAGCTCTCACAGCACAAATTAACTTGAGGGATGTACCCGTCGTGTTTATTAGGATTAGCCCGATTAATGGTATCTTTAAAAGCAAGATAGGGCATACCTGTCTCGACTTGAGAGCGCATAACATCTTTAAATAACTCCCTAGCGTTAACTTTTCTGTAGAGAGTAATTTCTGTCCCTAGATTATCTTCAATTAATTTGTAAGCATCTTCAAATTTTTCGCCCCATAATTCTGCTAATTCTATCCCTAGTTTTGCCCGAACCTCATAAGGATCAACTAATGTCCACTCGGCTTTATCTACTACCCGACGCATAAATTCATCGGTGATAACTAATTGAGGAAAAATATCATAGGCTTTGCGTCTTTGATCGCCGTTTTCTGTCTGCATTTCTAAAAATTCTGGCACATCTAGATGCCAAATATCAACCCCAACAGTGACAGCCCCGGCGCGTCTTCCCCCCTGATTTACTGCAATAGCTGTATCGTTGAGTAATTTAATCCAGGGTATAATCCCACCAGAAGCGTTAGCTTTCCCCATTACCCAGCTACCAGTGGCACGGATTCTACTTACATTTACCCCAACACCGCCACCATTCTTAGAGATGCGAGCAGTATTAGTAATCTCGCTAAAAATACTCTCTAGATTGTCTTCCATTGCTACGATGAAGCAACTACTTAAAGAACCATTAGGGGTTCTTAGATTGCCTAAAATTGGAGTAGCTAAAGAGATTTTTCTTTGAGCTATAGCTAAGTAAATTTGAAACGCAATTCTTAATCTATTCTCTGGGTTTTCCTCTACACTCGCAAGCAATAAAGCGCAAGCCAGGAAAGCCTCTTGAGGTAATTCACAATCAAGCAAATACCTTTCTGACAGCATGATTGCACCAGCGTAGTCAAAATCTTTATCGTATTCTGGGTATATCCAATCCCCCGCAATCTTTAAATCGTTTTCGTCATAGATTTCAGTAATTTTTGAATCATAAACACCCCTATCCACTTGCCACTGGACGTATTTAGCGTAGTCGGTTCCTTCTAATCTTCTAAAAACCGTACGAGATAAATAGCCGCCAAATTCTCTTTTAATCCTTGTATCTTTCCATAATCCCCAGATGTGAAGTCTTCCGGCTACATACTTCCAATCGGTTTCTTCTACACAAAACAATTGTGTAGCTACATTGACTAAATTGTCTTGAATTTCTCTAGTGGTAATCCCATCTCGTAATCGAGAAGTTAATCCTGATTCTAAAGCGAGGGGATTTACTTCTAACCCTTCACACGCCCATTCAACTACTCGTCGAATTTTAGTGATGTCTAAAGGACGAGTTTCTCCACTTCTTTGAATTACGTTAATCATTTATTTACTCCTACAGATTTTTTAAAATTGTGATAGCCTTGTGGAATTTTCTGTAACGTGATCGCCGATCTTTTTTCTTCCCTCTTCAAACGCTGAATTATCAGTTGTTTCTAAAATTTGGATCAACGAGTTATATCTATTATGAATACGCCTAACTTCAGCAACAAATTGTTCATGCGGTATCTCACGCCAATATGACTCATGCAAGGCACGAGCTTCATGTTGTAGTGCTGTTAAAACATTACCAGCCTGTTTGTGCAAACCAGCCTTCCGATCTACGCCAAAAGCAGACGCTAAACCTGTAACAAGTCCAGATACCGCAGAAAATGAGCCAATCCAAGCCGGAAAGCCGATAGCAGTTAGAATGCCACTAATTGCTGCAATGCAAGAAGGTACAATCAAAAATAAACGCGCTTGAAATTCTGCTTTGTCTGCCATGACAAGATGAGCTTGGGACGTATAGAGGCAATTCTCTTCTACAATCTTGCACTCGTTTATCAGATACTGAATATTCTTAGATGGGCTATTCATGATGTTTGTTCATCGTAGAGTCAAGGGCTTGTAAGCAATATTTTTATTCAAGAAGGAAAGGCATTTCCATATATTTCTATCCACTCACCAAATTTTGCAAGCATTGCGGCTTGGCAAGCTTTCACGTCCTCAGCTTCGCATTTTTCTATCAATTTGTTTTCTATCCATTTGTCTGCCTCGATAATCTCAGGATGCCATTGATAAATCCACTGCTTACACTCTTCTGCCAAATCGTCCCAATTGGTGCGATTTGGCAAATCGTCAGTCATCCATTCTAATACTTCGTATATCTGATCAAAGCCGTTACCTTCGCTTGCGTCTTTTGGTTGTGTCAGTAATCGCCCGCTAGTAATACTTAGAACTGCTAATGTTGGGAAATCTTTTTTAGTCATTTATTTACTCCTAATTTTTGATTTTATTTCTTGATTTTCAAGCTTATCTAGAAACTGTAAAACTTTTAAAGCATCATACAAAACAACGTGCTTGCCTCGTTTATTAATACACAGTAGTTCTCCGATAGGCCCGTGACTTACTAGCAATCGAGTTGATTCTGTTTCTAGAGTGATAGTTTTATGTCCGTTAGCAATTCTATCACAGCAAAATTGCTTTAATTCCTTTATTTCCATTTTATTTTAATTAAACACTCCTTTCCATTCGGTTCTTTCCCGTTTACCATGTAATTTAATTTGAAGTAATTACATCTTTGTCGGTTGCCAATTGATTGATATTCTCAGTCTATCATAAGTTCCAGCTTTTATAAAGCCACACTCTTCTAAATATTCTATTAAAGGTTTAATTCGTGTTTTAGGAAACCCTAGAGTATCAGCTAATTCTGTAATATTAATCATTGTAAATTTGCCGTTATTTTTTTCTTTTATTGACTTTGCAGTAGATATAATGATCTGTCCTTTTATAGCCAAATAAGCTTTTAAGTTGCCATAATATTGTTGTCCTTTTGCTGTCTTTAAAGAGTTAATTATAGCAGTCTCATTGCCGTTAAAACACAGGTTGCAAGGATTAACATAGCAAGGGCATTTATACAGATAAGTGCCGTCGGGAAAGGATTGTCCTTTTGAGATGATTTGTGTTGACATTTATTTATCCTGAGTGTAATTTGTTTTTAGTTGAGATGCCCGTTCAATTTCTCTAGCTAGGTAGCCGATATGAAAAGATTGAATACTGGGACAATCGGCAATTATTTGACGGATTAGCTTCAAAGGATTCTTACCTTCCCAATTTTCCACAAATTCACCGTTAGGGGTTAGCTGACTGACTGTGATAATATTGCCATCTGTTTCTACTAAGAAGTTACCAGCACGGTCATTGTAGCCTCGAAACTCTTGACTAATAATTGATTGGTATTGATTGTTAATTAACTGTTCGACATTCTCCCAACAGTCATCGTAAATATGGGCTGATTGACTAATAGTAATCAGTGGACCCATTGTTAAATCGTACTCAGATTGACTAGCAATTTCATCTCTGATATGACGCTGTAAAGCCCGTAATCCCATTGCATTAGCCGGCCAAGCGGAAAACATATCATTACTTCTAAAGGTAGCTGTTAAAGACAGTTCATTATCTACTACTC